ATGGGCCAAACATGGCCGTGGCGCCTGCTTGGATGATGTTCGACTGGTTCTGGCCCATTGGCAGGGCGAGCGGCGCCAGGCCGGGCCGCACCTGGTTCACCGAACGATCGGAAAAATGGACATCAACACCCGTCACTGCGACAGCAGTCGCGCCGGGATTCGACACCGTGAGCGCGATGGTCACGATCGGCACTTGCTGCCCATCTGTGATAGCGGTTGGGTCGATTGTGAATTGGCAGTTCAGCGGCATCAGAACACCACCGCTTCCAGGGCCGAATTACTGGCCTGCGTGAAGTCTGAGTTTCCGCCCTGAGTTCCGCGTGGTGCCTGTGGCGAATACGACACAAGCAGCCGAGCTCTGCCAGCGGAATTTATGCTGCCATCCGAGCCGTACACTAGCGCCCCGACATACATCTCGTATTGAGGAGCCACGGAGCCTTGTGTCCGCACGGGCTGGCTTCCGGGTGGCACCATTTGAGTAGGATTCATGTTGCCCACGTTCCCGGCGCTGATGGACATCGGGCCAAACGTCTGATTCGAGTTCGCCGCGATAGAAGTGCCTTGGCCTGGACCGAATGGGAAGAGTGGCCGACTGGCCGGAGGCTGCTGCGGTACACCATTCTGATCGAAGAACTGGAGCTCAAAGCCCGTGACAGCAACGGCCACGGCATTCGGATTCGCCACTAGCAGTGATAGCGCAGGCGGAGGCGTATTGCCGGCCGCGTAGCTTGGTGGATTGATGCTGAGCTGGCAATTGAGTGCCATCCGTTAAGGCTCCGTGGCATCGCCGAACTGCAGGGCGATTCGAACGACAGTAGTGGCAGCCGCAGTTGGGTCAGCGAGCGTCGCCGTCGCGGATAGAAGCGCGATGCCGACTACACTGCCATTGACCGATGACATGTTGGTGATAGTCGGATTCTCGACGACGGCGATGATGTTGGCCGTGCCGCCGGCGATGCTCATGTCGCCGCGCACCGAAAGCAGGCGTTGGTAATTGTCCTGCATGGTGAGCGTCCATAGGCCTGTTGCCGTTCGCGCAACGCTGAAGAAACCCTCTGAGCCAGATTGGTAGTTCTGCGGAAACCCAAGCGGAGTGACGCCGACCGTGGCAGTGGCCAGCACGCGCCCACCAACTCCCAACTTTGGGAACACATATGATTGCAGTACTGGCGTAGTGCCGCTCGGAACAGCGATGAAGGCGTAGAGCGAGACCAGTCGCTTGACGATGCTGAGGTCGTAGATGTCGAATGCGCGGCTTGCCATGGTTCCTCAGCTCTGCAATGCGACCTGCGAGTTCCAGCCAGGCGCCGAGCACCCGAGCTGCGAATAGGCGCCCACGCGGAGCTCCATCGCGTCGGCGTTGCCGAGGCGCAGCATCTCGATGCCGTCCTTGTACTTGAAGATCTTCGGCACTGGGCCGAGCGAATAGAGCTTCCAGACGTTCATCTGGAGCAGGAAGCCGGTCGCAGCTTGGCAGTTGCGATCGGCGTAGCATTCGATCGGCCCGGCCGGTCCGATGACGCGCAGGCCGCTGAAGCCGATTTCACCATCGCCCTTCCAGTCGACGTACTCGCGCCGAGTCCCCATCGCCTTGGTGATGGCACTCAATGAGCCGTAGTTCGTCATGAAATGCTTCGGACGGCCCTTTTCGCGACGCACCACCATCGCAGCATCAATGAGCGCCTCTTCGTGCGGCTGCTGCGAGCCGTTGTAGAAGAGACCGAACAGCCGCGAATCGACCGAGCGGTTGACGCCGAAGTAGTTGTCGGTCGTGGTCGGCTTTGCGGACGGCAGCCACGCAGTGAGGCCCGAGAGTTTTGCGTTGTTGTCGCCCTGCACGAGCAGGAAGTCATTGGCCGCCCAATTCGTCGGTGCGCCAGCCGCACCCAGCCAAGTGATGTTCGACACGAGGATAGTGCCACCCATGACATCGCGCGCGATGACATATCCCAGCGTCGCGCGAGGTGATCCGCCATCAGTCTGATTCGACTGCAGCACCTGGTTGATAGCGAACTGTGAGACATCGGCCGGATTGGTGAGCGTGATAAGACCACCAGCGCTGATGGTTGAAATCTGGCCTACAGTGCCGGTGCCGGCGCGAAACAACGAAGACGCCTGAGAGTTGCTCGCGCCCTGAATCGCGAGGTCAACATGTACGGTCGCGAACTCTAGGAATGCACCCCGGTCGTCGCCCGAGGCTTCCATCGCCTGATTGCCCAACGTCGCAACGTCGTAGTCGGCGCGCAGCGTCAGTAGGAAGTCGGCAAACTGACCGGCGGTTTGGTTGCCCTGAGCATTGACGAACTGGCTCGAGCGGCCACCATTCACCTCGTAGATGATGGGAATCGGGATGACACGACCTGTCGCATTCGTCTTCTTCGGCACCATGACGAGAAATGGGTTGTCATCGGAGGCGAGGATTTCGACCTTCTGGTCGTCGTACCATTCCTTGAGCAGAGCGCTGCCGCTCGCTATATCGAAGTACGAGCCCCATGCCACAGCCGAATCGAGTGCCTTGAGTTCGAAGCCTCGGCAGATGAGTGTAGAGCCGGCGAAGAAGAGCAGCGTGGCAAGCCCCACCGCCACCGGAGTCAAGTCGAAGTCAGAGACGGACGCGCCGACGAAAACAGCCAGCGCTAAATGAGCGGCAACGTAGCGACCGAATCGCGACGTGGCCAGCGAGAGAATCTTGCCCATCGAAAGTCCTCAGTGCCGATTCGGCGTTGGGACCTGCGGGCCGCGTATGGTCTGCGTGTCTACCGTTCGAAGTTCAGCGCCTTGATGGCCGCCATTCGCTCTTCATCCGTCCGGTATGAGCGCTTCGCCGTTGACGTGGTTGCCGTCAGGTCGTTGCTCAACGTGCGCCGTTCGACTTGGCTGCTACGTGAGACACCTGCAGACGACTGAGATGCTGGATCTATAGTTACAGGCTTGAGCTTCTCCGTCAACTTTGTTAGCTGAGACCTATACTTTTCAATGGTTTTCGGCGTCAAATCCTCACCGCGCGCGAAACGCGCAGCGATGTCGCCCCATTCAACTGCATCTGCGGCCTCTTTGTTCGTTAGCACCTTGCCTGTGCGGTGCCATTCGCTCTCAATGTACTGTGCGAGCGCTTTGGCAATACCCTCCGGCTGGTATTTTTCGAAGCCCGGATGGTCGTTGCGCGACTTGCTGATGTAAGCACCGGCTTCACTTGCGAGTTGCGCGCGAGCTTGCTCATCGCGAGCTTGCTGCGCCTTCGATTCTTCGGCCTTCAGGGCCTCGGCCTCGGCCTTCAATTCAGCTCGAATCTCGTCCTTCGTGCGCGCAAGTTCGGACGAGAGAACTTCAGCCGATGGAACGCCGCCATTGAGCTTAAGCTCAACCATCTTGTCGTAGTAGTTGTCTCCAAGAATGGCTCGGAACACCGGCTCTGGATTCACCTTCGCGCGTTCGAGCACTTCGGGAGACACACCGGCGGTCTTGAGCGCTCGTTCCATTCGGTCATGCGCCGCGAGCTTCGCACCAAGTGCCTTCTTCTCTTGGCCTACTTTCTGAACCTCGATGCCATTGACTCGAAGCTTTTTGTCTGCAGCTGCGAGACGAGTCTCTTGCTCGGCTACCTTCGCCCTCAACGTCGTGAGTTCGTCTGGCGTCTGTGCGACTGGTGCGGCGGCTGGCGTCTGCTTGGAGGCTGATACGACTGGCGCTACGATTTCATTTGACATGGTCTCTCCTTCACGCGGCTTGTGGCATCAATTCTGACTCTGGTGCCGGCGGCGGCTGGCCTTGCGGCGTGGCACTTGGTTGCTGTGCGCCAGGAGCGGCGGCCGGCTCGAGCTCCAAGCGACGGTACAGTTGGATGTAGTGAAGTACCGTCTCTTTGCAGAGAGCAAGGTCGTCGGTCGGCTCGGGCGGCGTGTACTCGCCATCGTCAACGATGCGATCCATCACTTCGAGAATGAGTTCTTCCTGAGCATCGGCGAGCGAATTCGAAGCCTGGAGATCAGGAAAGTCCATCAGCTTTCGACCCTGCCGCGGCGTCAGCCAGCCGGCTTGCACCCATTCCTGAATCGTCTGCGTGCGGCCGGCGGGATCGCGTGGTAGCGATGAGACGGGGAAACACTGTAGCACTTGCTCTTCGTCCTTCGCGCCCGCCAGATCTGCTGTGCTGATGCTCCGAAATCCGGACGCTCCAGGCACGCGCACCGTGTAACCCTTGAGTTTCGAGCCGAGCGCTCGAGCTATGCGAGCGATCTGCAGGAAATAGTCGTCATAGGCCTCGGCCTTAGACTTGTGCCGCTCGTTCTGCGTGTCTTTGTATTCACGCAGAGCCGGTTTGGAATCGAGGCCCGCAGGCTTCATGTTCGACGCCGACAACTGCGAGACACCGAGCTGTTCATAGATGTCCTGCTTCGTCTCGCGCATCTCCTGAAACACCGACTCATGCAGCGGCGCTGCCGTGAAGAAGATGGGCGGTTTCCCAGGCGCGTGACGAATGCCGGCGCCGATCTCGTTGTTGATGTGCTCCTCGACGATTTTGGAGCCATGCTCGATGGCGTATTTTATGGTGCCGGCGAGCCGTGTGGCCTTCTGGGCCATCAAATAGAGTTCGTTCAGCCACAACTGCTTGCCACGTACCTGCTCAGCACCGCCTTGGCTCCAAAAACCGACAAGCGGCGGACTCCAGCTAAAGTGAGCGAATGGGAAGAATTCATGTGGCCATTCTACTGGCTCCTCAAGCATGAGCTCGCTACCTGCCAGTGCGGTGGCCCACATGCCGCCCTTGAGCTCGCCACCTGGCGTGTAGCTCGGCAGATGCCAAGCCTCTGCAACAGTCACCAAGTCGGAAATGTTGTTG